CACTCGCCCCAGCATTGCGCTGGTCAATGCGACAGTCCCCGTTCAGAATCCGATTTCTGAACCCCATCGACCCCGTGGGCGAGGCCACGCCGTACAGGACGGCATTGCTGGTGCCGTCTTTGTCGTAGATGTTTGATGCGCGTAGGGTGGACATTTATGCGGCTCCTTTGAGCGTAGCCAGTTCGGTCTTAACGGAGTCGAGTTCGGCTTTGAGTTCTTGGATGGCGGCGGTAAGAGTCGCCACCAGGAAGCTGGTGTCGATGCCTTGGTAACGGGGTGTGCCGTCTTCGTAGACTGCATCTTTTTCGCCAACAACAGCGTCAGGGCACACTTCGGCCAGTTCATGTGCAATGAATCCCTCGCCATCTGAACCGTCTGATTTCCACTTATAGGTGACAGGTTTGAGCAAGGCGACACGAGCCAATGCGCCCTGCATGGGCTGCACATCTTCTTTAAGGCGGTAATCGGATGAGGTGGCGTAGTTAACCGTTGTCGTGGCGTTTTGAGTAATGGCGCCAATGTTTGTTCCGGCAGAGTTATAGAAACCAATAAACACCTGCCCTGTTGCAGAGTCAGAGTTTTTTACCGCAAGGCCGATATGGGTTGCGCCATTAAAAACCAATGCTTGCTTACAAGAGTTAAACTGCGCCGTCGTCCCCACCAACACGTTCCCGCTGGAGTCGATGCGGGCCGCTTCAGCACCACCCTCGGCAAACGCAATCGTATCCGCCGCCGGGAAGAATATCCCGGTGTTGGTATCACCAGTAGGATAGATGCTAGGAGCCGAAGCCGATCCAGCAGGAACTTCATTAACAGCGCCAGAGACGTTAAACGTTCCCGCACTATCCGGCAGCGTCAGCGTCCGATCCGTGTTCCCACTGGGCGCGGCAATCGTGAAGATGCCCGTGCCCGTGGCGTTGCCCGAAATTTTTACGAGGCTCATTGTGCGGCTCCTTCAAGCGCGGCGATGCGGGCGGCTTGGCTATCTACGATTCCTTTGAGTTCCTGAATCGCAGCGGTCAGCGTGGCGACTAGGAAGCTGGTGTCGATGCCTTGCGGTTTGATGGAGCCGTCTTCGTTGACTGCATCCTTCTCGCCCGTCACTGCATCAGGCACTACGGCCTGCAACTCGTGCGCGATGAAACCTTCGCCCAATTCACCGGTTGCTTTCCACTTATAGGTGCAGGGCTTTAGCGAAGCCACTTTGGCAAGCGCCCCGGTCATCGGCTGCACATCTTCTTTCAGACGATAGTCCGAAGAGGTGACATAACTGGTGTTAGTCGTGCTCAACTGGATTGAGCCGACAGTAGTGGTCGAATTGCGCTTAAACACACACGCATTCGTCGTGGAGGTGTTGGTTGAGTCCGAAAAAACGATGCCGTTGTTGTTGATGCCGCTGTAGCGAAGCGTTACGTATCCAGAGTCAACGGCAGCAGTTGTGCCAAGAATCAGGTTCCCGCTGGAGTCGAAGCGGGCGCGTTCGTTGTTAGCCGTTAGAAAGGCTAGGGTAGAGCTAGCGCCGCTTTCTGCGTCTATCTTAAGAGCAGAGGTGCTCCACTCCATATAGCCCGCACGATTGGCTGAACTGTTATAGAAAGAGGCGTACGGCCCGGAACTTGTGCTTTGGACCCTTGCTGTTTCTGCCGATGTGCTGGACACATGGAGTCTTGAGGCAGGCGAACTCGTCCCGATGCCCACGTTGCCCGAGCTATCGGTCCGAACCCTCTCCGTGCCGCCCGTAGCAATAGCCACCGTGTCAGCAGCGGGGAAGAAGACGCCGCTATCGGCATCCGTGCCACGAAGCGACGGCGTCGAAGCGGAACCGTCAACGTCTGACAGGCCGCTAGATCCGCTCAAAATTAAAGACATCTGATAACTCCTTAGATCACAGCCCAGACGGAGCCAGAGGGAACCGTCACAGTCACCCCGCTGTTAATCGTCACAGGACCAAAGGTGCCCGCGTTCTTGCCCGAGCTGATAGTGTAGTTCGTCGTCACAGTCTGATCGTTCTCAATGAAAACAGCATCAGAGCCGCCACCCGTTGCACCGCCACCGACTGCGCCCCAGGCGCTGCCGTTGTAGCCCTCGAACTTGCTCAAGGTGCTGTTAAAACGGAAATCGCCGGTGGTGCCAGTGGGGCGCTCTGCCGTCGTTCCAGCAGGAACCTGGACCGCGCCGGTGCTGGTGAAGTTGACATCGCCCGAGGCGTTGACAGTGCCCGAAGAAGCCAGCGTGCCGGCCACCGTCAGGGTCTTACCTGCGCCGACATTCAGGCCGACAGACGTGCCATTACCTGCGCCGGCAAAAACAGCGTCCAGGCTATCGAGGTCGGTATTGATCTTCGTGCCCCACGTATCCGTGGATGCACCGACTTCTGGCTTAGTCAGCAGCAGGTTAGTGGTAGTTGTATCGGCCATTTATCACCTCATGCAGCAATCTGCCACGTTTCAGAGTTTTCAGAAATAGGGGTCCAAGTTTCTGCGGTGTCGCTCTGTGCGACCCAACTTGTGGAGGCGTCAGAAACCGCAGTCCAGACCTCGCTCGTGTCCGGGATGCTCGTCCATGTTTCTGCCGTGTCAGATTCTGGCACCCATTTTAGAACAGCATTGATGCTTATGCCAGAGTCCGATGCAATCAATATTGGGGTGCGCTGGACCTTGACGCCGTTAATCTCAAATGACGATTCGGCACTAATCGTCACCGCCTGATTGACGATGACGCTGGTACTAACCGTCATTTCGGCCCAGGCGTCGATCTCAATAAAGATAATCGGCACCCGGATCGCCGAGACCGACATCGCGCTTTCGTCGCTTGCCGCAAACGAGGCAATCGCGTAACGGACGGCGGAAACGCTGACCGCAGACGAGCTGGCCGCCGTGAAAGCGCCTATGGCGTAGCGCAGCGCCGAGACGCTGCAGCTGGATTCAGACGATACAGTTGCCGCACCAATAGCCACCCGCTGGGCGCTAACCGATGCAGAGGAAGACGCGGAAACGGAAAATGATGCGTCTTTTACGACCGCGGCAGAGGCCGCCATTGTCGAAGACGCGGCGGACGTGAAGGCGCCAATCGCATAGCGAACAGCGGAAACTGCCGCGGTAGACGCGGCAGTGAAAGTTACGGCCCCGAGCGTTACCCCGTAGGAGTAATTCCCGCCTCCGTATGGCCCGGAGCCGTAGGCAGCCATGATCCGTTAGGTCAAGGTCACGTCCAGATCGCCGGCCGGAATGCGCAGCACGTCGCCATCATTGATGGTGCGCGAGGTGCTCAAAGCCGCCCAGGCCAGCAGGTTGCCACTGGTGGAAGCATCGAAAATGCCGGCCCAGCCAATGGAGCCCCAGTTACCACCAGAGGCAGCGGGGAACTCAATCGCGGCCGAGTTCGTGGCATTCGTGGGCGAGGTACCAGAAACCGTAATCGTGCCGGTAGCAGTACGGGCGTAGCCGTTGCCGGACACTTCAGTGCCGCCGCCCGTGTCGGACGGAGCAGCGGTGAAGAGGCCGATATACCACGCCGTCGGACGGGTGGCGCTGTTGGTGGTGAGAAGCCAGTTAAGAACCAGGTTCTCGGTGTAGTCGGTAAACGATGACATTTAAAACACTCCTTATCCGAAAGTCCTGGCCCGCATCATCACGGCACCGCCAGAGGTAGCGCCGCGGTCGTCGGCAATCTGCAGCTCCTCAAGGCCTCGAGTGTAAATCGCGGCCCACACTGGGATTCTGGCATCATCCTTCAAATACGGCGCGGCCTGCATCAGCGAGCCGTAAAGATATACATCAGGCGCCTGCGACAGCAGCCAGTTCGATGCAACCGACGCGGACAACTTTGTCAGTTTCGCGTAATAGATCAGCTCTGCGGTGTAGGTGTTGTCCGGCACCGGCAGCACGCGGATCTGGCCACCCACAATACCGAAATACTGGGGTTTACCCGCAGATATATAAGTTGTAGATTTAAGGCTATCCAAAGCGTCGATAGACTCAAACGTGAGCGCCGTCACCGGGTTCGTGTTCAGCTTGATCGACTTGGTCTCCAGAAAGTCAGCCGGCACAGCGCTGTACTCAGTATCAATCGACGCGGTGGCGCGCACGATCATCTGACGGGTACGCAGCGTGCGCTCGATCTGAGCCTCGGCCAAAGCAATGAAGTCCGGGACAACGCTGGTGAGGTCGGTGCGGTTTAGCCAGTCGGCAACCGACGCCTTCAGCTCGGTGTATGTCGTCAGTGCCATTAGGTTTCCCTCGCTTTTTCCAGATCCTTGATCG